ATTTAAAAAATCTGTTTTACCTGTTTGCTTAGATTCAAAATATTTAAAATTATCAAAACTAATATCCATAGACTCTGCAAATCGATTTTCGTATTTAGCTCTAGGTGGAATATCTAAATTAGCTGCTACATCTGAATTATGTTCTAACCATTCAAATATACGCTCACGAATTGTACCATCCCATTTTAAAGCTCCAGTTGCTATTTGAAACCCTCCTGAGTCTCCGAATACTAATACCTCATCATCTAATCCCAATTGATCACGAAAATCCATCTTTTTAAAATGATGTCCTGCAGTAATTAAGAAATATGGGTGTCTCCATTCTTCTGGATACTCTTTTGAGAAGAATCTAGTTGTAGTTCCATCCTCAAATTTTGTATTCTTTTTAAATGCAGACACCATACTGCCGGCAGATAATGATGGATAATATATAAAATTTTTATCCATTCTTAATCGACTATTTTCCATGGAGATTCTCCAAGCTTATCAATGTTAGAAAATATAAATGTTACTATTTCAGCTGATTTTTTATCTAAATGTCCTTTATCACTTAACTGTTTTGTTAAAGCTCTAAATGGAGTTTCAATAGTATTTTTAATTTCGTCTAAACCATTTTTGTCTATTTTCATAATTATTCCTCTTTTTTATTTAATAAATTTTTACAATATTCAGCTTCGTGCCAAACATTAATTTCTTGATTAATACCATTTGCTACAATGTATCCTTCCATTTGCCTACCTAGATCAGATATGTCTACTATTTCATTATGCCTGTTAGGAAACAACATTACATCACTAAATGTATTTAATGCAGATTGTACATTAAATGGTTTATACATTCTTTCATTGTCAATAAATTCTGGAAATGATCTAAAATTAGGATATACAATATCTGCTCCAAATGCAGTAGCTTCAATTACAGTCCATGAGACATAATCTTGTAAAGCTGAATTAAATTGTATACTACATGTAGCTAATTCTGTATAATATTCTTCTTTTGTTAACCCTTCTAATAATTTAAATCTAGCTTCTTCTTTTTCTAATGCTCTTAATTTGTCAATAACTCCAGGTAACATTGATCTAAACTCTTTACCGGAGGTTGTCACGTGCCATTCCCATTCTGGATGTTGTTCTAGAAATTCTTTTGCTACTTCCATCATAAAAAATGGGTTTTTTTCTTTGTCTAATCTACTAGAGTAAACAACAAATGGTTTTCTTTGTGCTCCTGGATCATAGCTTGGTAATTTATCTAATGTCTTTTGCTTATGAATAGGCAATGAAACAACATGTATTGGAGATTCAAACCCAGCTGCTCTTAATTGTTCTCTATGTATACTAGATCCTACAAATATACCAGTCATTCTTTTATCTAAGCCTAATTCAAAACCTCTCATCCAGTCTCGCATAGGATATGTAAAATCATATTCATCTACACTTTGTGCATGGAGCATTGCATATATTTCTAATTTAATACCATATAAATCTGCAGCATATAAGATAGATCCAATACCAGGATGCCAATAATCTTGTAAAAATATAACATCACCATCTTTAACTTCATCTCGATTCATCATATCTAAAAAGTTACTACATTGACTCATAGCAAACTTACCTCTACCTACTGCATCTAATACAGCTCCAATTTTAATTTGTTGATCAGGATCAAAATCTCCTTCTACATCAATATATTCAATTTTACCGGCATCAACATATGGTTGAAATGTTGCTGGCATCCATTCTTTAGATAACTGATATGTATATCTTGCCTTTAAAGGCTCTAAACCAAAATAAAATACTTTTTTCATATTAATAACCTAATTCTACTATTGCTCCATTTTCCCAATCTTCCCAAACTTCTACTTTATACAAATTATTATTTTGTTCTAAAATCCAAGCTCCAATATCCTCACAACTCATTCTACCAAACTCTAATATATTACCGCCAAAATTAGTTCTTAGTTGCTTTTTTAATCTTCTTTGCATTAAAATAAATTCTTCATCTCTGTCTGTGTGACTTACTTTTGCGTAACATCGAAATCCGAACATATGTCTATGTCTGTCAGATAAAAATTCTACTTCTGGAAATATTTCTTTAGCTTCAGGCCAATTATGAAATCCTTCCATACTAAATGATACTACTACTGAATATTTCATATTTCTTCGTCAAATTTATAATTATCTGGACTAATCTCCATCATGTTACATTTAGTTACTTGATGAACTCTATACCAACCTGCATCAATTGATAATGTATCGGTATCTTTAAGCATTTCTAAATAAGGATCTGAAATCCTATATATAATATGACATCTATTAAATAGATCTGGTTTAATTGTGTCTAATGTGTCTTTAGTAGCTTCTATAGTAACAGCACAATTTGATTCATCTAAAATACGTCTAATACTTTCCAAATATTTTTCGTCTTTCATAGACTTTTTCATAAATTCAATTGTAAAATAATAATGAGGATATTCATTAAAATTTTCTACTTCTAAACCATAAGTGTTTTTCATATTATGATTTAGGTCTCTGATAAAGAAAGTCATAAGATCTGAGTACCGACCTTCTACTTCTCTACCTTTCCATTGATGCTTACCGTACATATTTTTTCTTTATTATAATTAATTTTATTGAATTATCCAAATGAAAAGAACTTATTCATATTATTATTCTCCGGGAGCTTATCCCAATTCATTGATGCATAAAAATCATCTAATTTACCTCTAATCTCTCTATCAAATATTTTATTTCTATCAATATATTTTTCAACAAATTCTGTTATTTGTTTTGGATCTTCATATCCTTTTAAAGCAATTGAATCAAATCCCATTGAATTTGTTTTAAGATATGCCCATTTAATTTTATCTCCGTTTTGAATATTTGCAAAGTTTTTTGCATTCTTATTTACTCCTAGGTGCATAAGCATATCATTATAATTTATTGAAGATTTAACATGTATAGGAGTTCCAGACGGATATCCAGATAATGTTTTTCTTCCTTTTGTGTATTTTGTAATATTCTTAACGCCTGTATTTTTCATGACATCCAATATTGGTGAATCTTGTATTTTGTCTTTGAAATCCATTATTAAATTAGTTGTGTCATTTTTTGACTTTTCTTTGAGTACATACCATAATGTCTCTTTCATTATAGTTTTAAACTCTGTAGGGAACGATGATCTAACTACATCTAAGCCTTTAATATCCATTTTATTTGTAGGCTTACCTTCTTTAAATATTACCCATTGAGCATATCTCTTTTTTGCTATCCATAAACCAGATTTAGCAACATATTCTTGTTTAATTTGCCATCTATGATCAGATGTATTATGAAAATGAACTGCATATTGATCATACATTTTATTTACATGAGCTTGTATTTCAGATGCTATTTCATTTGTCTTTTCAATCATAAACTTTTCATTAAATTCATCAAATCCAGGATATCTTTTTTCTATTAAAGGTAAACTAGATACAAAAGTTGAATCTGTATCTGTATAGAATGAAAATTCTGCTTTATTGCCATTAGCATTAATAAAATAGTCCTTACCTACTTCTTTTTTATAATACCCGTTAATAACTTTTGCAGAAAATTTAATAACACTCTGGCCAGTTGCTGTAATAGCACCTGCATTATCTAGATCATGAAATCTAAATGTTTTTAATCCTAATACTCCATAAAATGAATTTAACAATACTTTTTGTGTTAATTGCATTGCATCATAAAATTTATACTTATCACTACCAACTTCATGATTATCTCGCTCATTCTTAAATTTAACACGTTCGTCAAACCATTTCTCTAATATCTTTGGAAGAAATCCTTTACTTCTTGTATCGTATACTACTCCATTACTTGCAACAGTAAATTTATTGTCAATTAACCATTGTTTAATATCTGGAATAGTTTGTCCGTTACATTCTACACTAACAGCTTCTTTACTTAGCAATGATTCTTGCTTCCAATTTGGAATAACACCTATTTTAGTTTCAGGAGATATGTTAAGACTCATAATAATTGAAGGATACAGAGAAGTTAAATCTAAATCATATATCCATTTATATAATCCTGGAATTGGAGGCATAACATATGCGCCAGCTAATTTATTCTGCTCTTCATCTTCAACAAATCTAAATTGTTTATTTGGAGCTACTAATCCGTTTCTTTTTAAATCTACAATAGCTGCGCCATCAAGATATTTAGATGCATAATAAACATCTTCATAAGGAACATGACCTTTATGACATATAGTTCTTGCTAAAGCAATTAATTGTAATTTTTCATCTAACTCAGATACAAGATCAACATCAGTCATATTATATTCTATAAACTTGTTAATATCTGAAACAAATAAATCGTCTAGATCGCCATCATATTCAATTTTACCTTTACCTAATTCTGTCTTACCTACAGTGTCTAATCTATAATTAGGAAGTTCTGTATATGTGAAGTTTTTATATAATTTAATATAATCTAAACTAGATACACCAAATATTTTATATCTTTCACGATGTTTATTCCATTCTACTATTCCGGCTGGAGATAATTTATTTGCAGACTTAGGACCTAACACTTTTTTAATTCTATTAATAAGATAAGGAATATCATACCCATCAGTATTCCAACCAGTTATAACAGTAGGTTGTATTTCTGAAAAATAGTTAATAAATTTAATTAATAAGTTAGCTTCATTGTCAAATACTTCAACAGTATAGTTATCACCATATATAATATCGTCAGATAATCTATTTGCTTTATCTAATACTAATACTCTTCTGTCTTTGCCAACTTTATCATAGTATGCTATCGATGTTATTTCGGTTCTAACATCTTCTGGAGTAGAATATCCATCTGCGTCTTTTGCTGTCTCAATATCAAAAAAGAAATCAGCATGGCCTTTTGATACTAAGTCAGATTCATAATATAAATCTACTAACGTTCTAACTTCTTCATTTAAATCAGATTCATATGCATCTGAATTATCTCTATGATTACCTGGAGTCTTTACTAACTTAGTGCCATTTAATGATATGTATTCTCCACTAGGATTTGGAATATACCCATATGGCTTAAACTTAAAAGTTTTATGACCTAATTCGTCATCCCATACATGCATTGTACCTGTTTTCTTATGATATGCTATATTTTGATACATTTATTGTTTTTCTGTTTTTTTTATATTATACATTCCGTATATATTAATTGATATAATGACAAAACTTAATACTAAATGACTAAAATTATCAATAAAGAAATCATATACTATCCATCCAGTATCTCCTATAATCCAAGCAATCATTGCATACATAGTTAATTGTCGAGCATTATAAACATACCCTAACAATACTAATCCAGTACTAATCCATCCTAATAAGTCTATCATAATTATAATATAAGTAATTCTTTTTGTTTTT